ACTTAACCCGCTAAATTTGAATAAATGTTAATATCTAAATTACAAACACTTGATCCTAAGGATTGGTCCGGGTTAACTACTGACAACCACCTTGGTGCTCTTTATATGCAACAGCCAGAGCTAGTCTCTGAGGTAATCGAGCATATTTACAAAGTAAACCTCGGTGGAGACGATGTGGTTAGTTTCATAAACCAATTTCCTGTTATGTACATCAATGATGATGTGCCTTTTGATTGGCTGCTCCAAGGTGCAGACGAGAAAAACATTCCTCTTATTGCTTATTATGAATCAGATTTATCATCCACTCCTACTCGTGCAGGTATCGCACGTAGTACGTTCTGGATGGAGTTTGGTGAGCGGCTGTTCGAGAGGACTGATATAATTGTAGGCGAGAAGCCAGATCTTTACAAACTTATGGTTGTTGACGATCCGATTAGTCGTGGTACCAGTGTATTTTACTGTGTACAGCTTAATACTGGAGACGACACTCTGTTTGTACCGTCTGACGAGCTTGCAGCTGGAACACGTTGGTCAAAAGACTATTCACCGGTTGAGCAGACACTGTCTAAGCGTGGTGGTGGAATCACACATACCTCGCCGTTCAGAATGCGTAACTGGTTGTCTATGATCCGTAAGCAATATACTGTTCCTGGTAATATGATCCGTAAGGGTAAGAATAAACCTCTTGCTTTTGCTTGGGTTGATCAGGACGGTAAGAAAATTACTTCCTGGTTGGGTAAACTTGACTGGGACTTCTTGACTCAGTTCCGTAGAGAGCGTGCAAGACTGTTGCTTTATGGTAATGCTAATATGCTACCTGATGGAACCTTCGGTAACGTTGGTGAGTCTGGGTATGAACTGAAGACTGGTTATGGATTGTACGAGCAGGTTGCTCCTTCCAATACCTTCTACTACAATACGTTTGATATTGACTGGATGACTGAGATTGCTCTAGGGCTGTCTGTTGGTAAACTTCCAGAAGATCAACGTAGATTTGTTCTTTCTACTGGTGAGTACGGTGCCTACGAATTCCACAAAGCTGTCCAAGACAAAGCTTCAGGATGGGCTCCTAACTTTAGCCAGGATAGAATTAGCATGAGTGGCAACAAGATGACATATGCTGGGCAGTTCATGAAATATGTTTCTGTCAATGGTATTGAGTTTGAAGTCATGATTGATCCTATGCTGGACAATCCAGTACGTAACAAAGTTATGCACCCAGACGGTGGCCTTGCTAGTTCAAGGGAATACAACCTTTGGGACTTTGGTACTGCTGGAGGTGATCCTAATATCCAACGGGTTGCTCTTGAGGGTGACGAAGAGATTTACAAGTATATTCCTGGTATGCGTACTCCTTTCGATCCTTACAACAAGCTAAGCACTCCTGGAATGGCTGCTAGTTCGGTTGATGGGTACGAAGTGCACAAGATGTTTATCGGCGGACTTAGAGTAAAGAATCCGATGCGTACAATGCGTATTATACCTTCTTTACTAGCTTAATTAAGTCTGCTTGTTAACTGAAATACAACAAATATTGGACGAAACTGAGGGACTTGGAGTCATTTACATGCTTACAAGTCCTTCAGGAAAGTCCTACGTAGGACAGACAGTAGTATTTAAAGAAAGATACTCTGTTTACCGAAGAATAAAGAAGAATGCTATTGGAAGAAAACTATTTAATGCTCTGAACAAATACAACGGGATAGAGAATTTTGAGATTAAAATATTATGCAAAGTTCCATTGATAGACGATCTACTTAGTTTAAAAGAACAACTCTCGGAATTAGAAATATTTTACATTGCTTATCATAATACATTTAACGAAGGGTACAATTCAACAGAGGGAGGAGAAGGGTCTTTAGGTAGGGTTGTTTCAGAAGAAACTAAAACGAAACTTTCAATCGCTGCCAAAGGTAAAAATAAGGTAGATTTGATTGATGTTTTATGTGATCAATGTAATAAACAGTTCAAACTAAAGCCCTATGTGTACAGACTAAGAACGGCACGAAACAAGACTAAGAAACTTTATTGTTCTGAACAGTATGGATATAATAGGAATAAAAAATTAAAAACCGCAGGGTAGAGAAGAGGCCCATCTCGCCAGTCTCATAATCTGGAGATCGCCAGTTCAAATCTGGCCCCTGCTACGAAGTTTAAATTTAAATAAATACGTGGAGTATGAGTGAAAAAACAGCGAACTTCTTACAAGATAAGAAGGTTAAATTAGTAGCGTCGCCTCGACCAGGTGGCATGATTGATGACCCAGATCATATTGGATTCTGGATGTTTGATGATACAAAAAAGAGTTTTGTACTACCTAAGAGTAGATCGAGACATACTTTGTATCCATTGTTAAGTAGAGAAGAGCAGAAGTTCTTTGAAAAAGAGTTAGATGTTGATTTAAATATCTACAAGAAAGAGGATAATTTTTGGCATACATTTAGGGTTGAAATTACTAAGACTGATTCATTTATGAAGAACGGAATAGAGTTCGACCTAAGTGACCCAATGGATAACCTTAGGGTAAGGCTACTTCGGGTTCAACCGGAAATTGCACCTTCATGGGAGGAGAGAACAGATAGAGGAGAATATATGCTTGCCTTAGTAGACGTAGACCATGAGGATGTGGCTCGTGTAACTAAGGCGGCTAAGAATGAGAAGGCGTACAAGCATTTGTCTCTGATAAGTGGTTCTGTTGATAAGTTATTTGACTTCCTGTCAATTTACAGTTTGCAGGTACCTAAGTCAAAGAGGCCTTCACCAGAAGCAAGTAGAGATGCTTTGTATGCACAGGCTCAGGAAATAATTGAAAATGATATTAAAGGATTCCTAGAGATTTCTGAAGATCCAGAATATGATACTAAGTACCTAATTCACAAAGCAATTGCTTGTGGAGCTATTAGTAGGAACTACGCAACACGTGAATTTGCTACACCAGAGGGTAAGTTCTTGGGTAATAGTTTGGATCAGACTGTCAAAATGCTGAGATCCCCGGAGAATCAAGAAGAATTCTTAAAAATAAAAGCTGTTATTAGTGCCAGTACTGGTGCTGTAAAAAAGCCTGGCAGACCTAAAAGCAAGTAAGTAATGACTACTGGTGAACTTAAAACTAAATTTCTTGAGCTGTATGATGCTATTACTAACTTTGCAGCTCCTGGGTACACAGACTCGGAGATTTCTAGTTTTCTGAATCAGGCGATGGATCTGCTTGTTGATGAGCTTTACGCTGCAGGTGATGTAGCTAACTTGGCTGAGATATTGGAAAAGGTTACTTACAACGTAGTTGCTTGTACTATTGAGGATTACGGAAGTAAGGCGTACCAGTTAGGTACGATAGTAACTGGGAGTGATACCAGTTTTAGGTGGCACTCTAATTCCAGGGCTAAATTGGCAAGGACAGAACCGTTCCTGGTTAACACCGAGTGGGTTGAATGTGATTTGATACCTAAGACTATTGCTGATAGATATGTTCAGACTAGTTTTAATAAACCAATCATTGTTCGCCCCAAGCTAATTAGACAAGATAATACATTTGTAATATTGATTGACTCTTACACAACTATTAGTACCTCTTCAGGATTCCAGTTGTTATTCATAAAGACACCAACTAGAATAGATGTGGCTACTGATTCGTCAATTGAATTACACGAAAGGCTGCACGAGAAGATTGTAGATAAAGCAGTACAGTTAGCAATGAAGGCAACTGACGCTCAGAGAGCGCAGGCTGAAATACAAACTAATGCTCAGATATGACAGCCTTAGAAATGAAATATGAGTTTGACATTAAGTTACGTGATGTCTTGGATGTTCTTGGGGAACCATTTACAACCAACGAAGTTTCACGGATGCTTAATGAGTCTCAACTAAAGATGGTTAAAGAGTATGCTAGGTTCTTTGAGAAAAATGAAGAGGTTAGGAAAGTACTTGGTGTTTTAGTTGAGCCCTACTCAACAACTACATTTACTAATGATACTACTAATCATACTAATGGTAAGTATGTAACTTTGCCAACTGACTACATCCGCACTGTTTCAGAACAGGTTAATAGTTCTAATAGTATTAGGGTAAAGCCAGTAACTCTTGATGAGTACATTACTAATATTGGTAATCCACACAAAATGCCTTACTCAGGTTTGGTGTGGAGACTCGATAGAGACGGTAAACATGAGCTGATTACTGATGGTACTGTTACACTTACTGCTTATGCGATGGATTATGTTAAACTGCCTCCTGACATTGATATTGATAACTCAATTGATAGTGTGTTGTCAGATACCGTTCATGAGGATATTATAGACGGGGCAATCAGAATTGCACTCGTTATTTTAGGTCGAAAGACACAATTATTTAATACTAAATCTGATAACCAATGAAGAAACTATTAATTGTTATTTTCTCACTATTACTCTGTTTGCCTGCACTGGCACAAAGAGAAGGTGAGAACTACAAACTAGGTGATTTTAGAAAATCTGCCATAAGAGGCAGAACAGTCATTGTTGGTAATTCCTGGACCCTTAGAAAGCTGAGTACTAATGCTAGTTTTAACCTGTATTATGGTGGAACAGCAATTTACTCATTCACTACAACTGGAGGTTTGACACTGACAGCAGGACTTACAGCTACAACAGGTACTTTCTCTGGAGCTGTTACCATTGGAGGTACATTAGTAGTTAGTGATGATGTAACTACGTCGTCTGCCACCCCAGCTTATCAGTTTAAAGATACTGACTGTACTGATGCGGACGTTAATGCTTACGTAGTAGCTGCTGCTACCACAACCACAACTGGAGCAGAAGATATTGATGTGACGTTTTATCAACAGGTAGCTGGAACTGGTACGGCCTTTATTACAGCTGATGCTGATGGTAATATTACTCTTGGTACAGCAGCACAGCCAGTAGCTGTAACAGGAAACTTTTACGGTACAGGTACTAATTCTTCATTTATTGGCACTGGAGGTAGTGCTAATAATGCCGCATTAAAAGTTGCGACTGCTTCCGGCACACCACAGCTTATCCTTGATGATGTAGATGCTACAGATGCACAAGAGCCTATGTGGTTTATGCAATCAGCTAATGATGCTACTAATGGTGTGTTATATATAGGATATGGCGACAGGAGTGATGCAATTACCATGACAGGCAAGACTGATATGATAATCGTCACGCCAACAGATTTCACACTTGGAATAACAGAGCAACTTGGTATAATCCCTATTTATTCCGGTGCTGTTTATTCTGGTTCAAATGGTGTTGAAGGACGACTTGATCTGTTTTCAGAACAAGGTGGAACTGATTATACAGCATCTATCTATCCTAATACAGCTATGACTAGTGCTGCAAGTTATTATTTTCCTGCAGATGAGCCTGGCTCTACACTTCCGATAACTATGTCAAGTGGTGGAGTAATGGCATATAATGATCAGGGTTTAACTACTACTTCTGATGTGACGTTTAACAATGTAACAGCAGATATGTATGTTAGTACTACTGTTACTATATCAACAAGCTCTGATGCAGTTGATGTAGTAGGTAAATCAATACTTTTAGTAAATACTAATAGCGGTAATATTACTATTGGTGGCTTTGTTAACGGTGTTACTGGGCAGTTGTTATATGTTCTTCCAATAGACGACTCTAATAATATTATTTTGGAAGATGATGAAGGAACTGGTAATCAGGACATAAAATGTAATACAGGTGCTGATATAACTATAACAGCAGAAGGCGGCTCTATATTAGTCTTCGATGGAACATATTGGAGAAATGTAAGTGCCGCATTATAATATAATAGTGTAAGATGAAACGGATCGCTATTATATTAGGGTTTGTATGATGTTTATAGATACAGGTCTAAAAAGAAGGGAAACCCTTTTAAGCTTTCACTAGGAAAATTTAAAGAATTTATTAATAAAAACTGTATTTACTGTAATAGCCCTCCCTCTGGGGCACATAAGTTTAGGGGGAAAGATGTTACAATTACTTACAATGGAATAGATAGAGTTGATAGTAATAGGGGATACGAATTAGATAACTGTGTTCCATGCTGCTCCACCTGTAATTCTATGAAAAGTAATATGTCAAAGCCATTATTTATTGGTCACATAGAAAAGATTGTAGCATTTCAAACTAAGGTTTGACTAATTTTTAATTACTAACTTAATATTTTTACGATTATGAGCGCAATTTATAATCAGAAACATGTCCTACATACTATTGTAGGAAAGAATGAAACATACAAAGCAGAAGATGTCTTTATTGATAACTACGCTGACTTAAATGATGGTAACGTAGTAATTCTAGACGTCAATAATTATGTACGGGATACCGCTGCTGGTGATCCTTTAGCTGCTGCAGAGGTATTACGTATTGCCACACGGGTTGGGAATGAACTTGTTTACACGCCTTTCTTTAAGTTTGGTGATGTTGTTTCAATGAGATCAGCTAGTTACACAGCTGCTGTCCAACAAGTTACTAACATTGGTTATGTTGGTTCTGGAACTGGAAACATTGAGGCAATTGATGATAATGAGTACATTGTACGCATCCTGTTAGAGGGTGTTACCGCTCAGTTTGGTAACAAGCAAATGTACAAATTTGGTGCTTACAAGTCCAGTGCGTCTGCAACTTCTGCAGAAGTAGCTATTGGTTTGTGTGATAATTTGTATTACAACTTCAAGCGTGAACCACAACAAATGATTCAGTTTGATGCTCGTTGTAGTGCAACTGTTACTGCTGCTAACTGTTTTGACAATGATGTCACTGTTGTACAAGGACTGAATTACTTTACCGTTGGTACAAGTATTCAGTACAATAGTACAGATGCAGTTGTTGGTGATTACGTTCGTCTAGCCGAGCCCGCCGCTGCTACTACGGCCCTGACAGATGATGTTTATGAAATCACAAGTATTTCTAGTCTTACTATTTACGTAGACAGGCCTATTACTAGTGCATCTGGTACTTATGATGCTGCTAACGATGAGGCTGAAGTTATTCCTGCTGCTACTGGTGTGGCTGCTCTTTGGGGGATTATGTGTACAGGTATTGCCTTTACTAACTTTAGCCCTGGTGTATTTAACTACGGTATTACTCGTTTTGAAGTAGGTCTTCAAGATTGTGGTACAACTGCTGTTACTTACACTACTGCAGGTAACCCTGGTGTTAATGTTTATGGACAGATTGCAGAACTTGAGTGGTTTGCTCAAGGTAACTTGGGTAAGAAGTGGAGGGTTGATACTCCGCCTACTACTCAGTACACACAAGCAGCCTCTGGTTCTACTTACGAGACTATTCACTTTCAATACAAGGTGCTTAGGGCAGGCAGCGATAGTGTAACTGGAACTACACCTGACTCTTATGCTGAAATAGTTCTGGCCTTTGTTGTAAATTCTGACTGTGGAGACAAGATTTTTGCTACGCTCGATGAAGGAGCTCAAGTTCTTGGTCTTCCTGCACTTACAGCTTGGTCTTAAATAGTTTTTTGTTAAACATACGGATTATGAGGGGGTCGGCTTTTGGTTGGCCCCCACATACCCCTAACAAGGAGGTGATTTCAAATGGCACTACAAGTTAGCCTGACGAGTTTACAACAGGAGAGTTGTACCGAGTGGGTACTCACTGAAGCAACTGGAACATTCAATGCTGTTTCTAACACCGATGGTTGGGTAACTGCAGCTAGTGGTGGGACCAATCTACAGATCGACGACGGTTCGGTTACTTATGCAACACTAACAGTTACCTATTCTTCTGGGACAGCTGTTGTTATTGATATTATTGATAACTGGGCTGCACTAACTGGGCTGTCTAATACTGCCTTTGACTCTAGTACTGACCCAGAGAACCTTTCTTACACACTTACATCTACTCTTCTAGGTACAACTGGTATTGCAGATGGTATTTATGAAGTTACCTATCAGGTAGGTGACGGAACTACCTATGCAAACTCTACAAAAAAATCAACAATTACTTATACTTATGCTCTGTACTGCCAGATAGAATGCTGTCTGGAACAACGGCTGGTGCAAGTTCCTACTGAATATGCTTGTGAAACCTGCTCTAACGATTTTATTAATACAACAACTATTTTGTGGACTTTATTGCAAGCTCTAAAAATGGCAGCCTGTAGTGCGTCCACTACTAAATTTGAGACAATTTTAGAAACTTTACAGGACGCATGCTCTACGGCTGGATGTGATTGTGATTAATTGGTAATTAAGTAATTATGGCTTACGATAAAGAAAAACGAAGACAACATTATTTAGACAATAAAGAAAGGTTATTAGAACAGCAGAGAGTTTATCGTAAAAATAATAAAGAAGCAGTTAAGAAAAATCGTGATAAGTATTTAGAAGAAAATAAAGAACACGTAGCAAAGGTTCGCAAAGCCTACAAATTAAAAAATAAAGAAGAGATAAGAGAGAAACAGAGGATTTATGATAAGGAGAGAAGAACCAAACCAGAGGTAAAAGAAAGAGAAAAAATTAATGCTAAGAAGTACAGAGAAAAGAATAAAGACAAACTTTACCACTTAACCTGGAATCTTCGTGTAAGAATACATGACGCTTTCAGAAGAAATGGCTACAAAAAGACTAGTAAAACCTGTGAACTATTAGGAACTACATTTGAAGAAGTAAAAACTCATATTGAACAACAGTTTACAGAAGGAATGTCTTGGGATCTTGTGGGGCCTAAGATACACATTGATCACAAAATACCTTTAGCTAGTGCTAAAAACGAAGAAGAATTGATAAAACTATTCCACTACACGAATCTTCAACCATTATGGGCTGAGGACAACATGAAAAAGGGTAGTAAAATATTAACCTATTAACATCTAATAGACATGGGTTGTCAAACGTCTTACAGCTGTACGATAACTGTACCAACAGGAGCCGCAGGAACAGACGGAAATGATGGTGCTGCAGGTACTAATGGAGCAGCTGTTTATGCAAACACAATGGGAACTGATTATGCCTCAACAGGTACTGGACTTCAGACCCTTACAACATACTCTCACACTGGTGGGATACAAGCCGCCGGTGATATTTTAGAATTGGAAGCTATTTTCTCTTTAACTACTACGTTTAGAGGAACCATAAATGTTAAATTTGGTACAGCTACTGTAGCAACCTACACGGTTGCGTCGTCTCCTGGGGATGCAGCGGTACCAGGTGGGTTCTTACAGATAACTCTTAAATCTAAGATCTACATGAAAACTGCTTCTACAGAAACGTACACTAGCCAAACTAGAATTGCTGGAAGTCCGTCTACTATTTTAGATAGCACTCTAACTAATACTACTGTTAATACAGCAGTTGCAGTGGATATTGTTGCACAGTGCACGCCTTCAGCAGGAACCGCTACTCTTAAATCTCTCTCAGTTATTAACTTTAAAAAAGTAACGTAAAATGCCTACTCACAGAATTATCCAAAAAATAACAATAGTAGATGGCGGTAATCCTGCCTTGGATTTGGCAGCCTACTTTGATGTCTACTATTTTACTGGCACAGACACTCTTACTGGTAACTATTCAGTTACTGGAAGCGGTACTGCTTATGAAGGTATGCGTATTCGGATAGAATACAGGGGTACAGTTACTTTAGGAGGTAATACGATTACCATGATGGGAACAGCAATGCCAGACGCTTATGCTAGTAAGAAAGTTAATGTAGATTGTTACTACAACGGTAGTGCCTGGGTAGTTGATTATCAACCAGCATTTGATGAAGCAGACATCATTACTACAGCAATGATTAATGATGATGCCATTACTACTCCGTTGATTCTTGATGCTAATGTCACTTTAGCGAAGATTGAGGCAGTGACTGATGGGCAACTTATTATTGGTAATGGTAGTAATAGGCCAACTGCAGTAACCCCAACCGGAGATATTGGTATTACCAATGCTGGTGTAACCTCAATCACAGCTGATTCAATTGTTAATACCGATGTTAATACTGCTGCAGCTATTGCTTTAACTAAGTTTGCTGCATTACCTACTACTGCCAGAGCTTTAGTTTCAAGTGGAGCAGGCGTAATTACAGAATCTGCTACCAGTACTACAGAAGTAGAATACCTAAGTTCAGTAACACCTGGCACAGCTAGTGCGTCCAAGGTGGCAATTTTAGGCGCTAACAAGAATCTGGATACTCTAGTGGTAGCAGATAGTGGGCTCTTCTTAGGGGCTGGTGCTGGTACAGCTGTTACCTCAACAGCCTCAGAGCTAAACATTCTGGATGGAGCTACTCTTAATGTTACAGAGATAAACTACCTGGACGGTTCAGTTCCTGGTACAGCAGTAGCAAATAAAGTATTATCACTTGGAGCAAGTAAAGACGTGGATGAGTTAGATGTTATTTCTAACTTTAAGTTAAACGGTACACAAGTAACTGCTACGGCCACCGAACTTAATATTATGGATGGTGTTACAGCAACCACCGCACAGTTAAATTATTGTAACACTGCAACAAGTGACCTTCAGGTACAGATGGATGCTGTTTCTGGAAAGAAAACTTACACTGAGATTGCGGCTAGTGGAGCATTGGCCCCAGGAACCTTCTTCTCAGCATACATTGTTGCTACTGGTGGTGGCGTTGTAACACTTACTTTACCAGCAGCTAATGCAATTGATGCTAATACTACAGTTAGTATTATTCAAAAAGGAGCGAATGCTGCAAGTTTTGCCCGTGCTGGTGCTGATACAATTCAAGACCACTTAGGTGCAACTGTTAACTCTCTTGCATGTAGTGGGAACGGTGCAGGATACGAGCTTATTTGCGACGGAGTAAGTGAATGGCTAGTAATTGCTTACAGTTAAAATTAAACGATTAAAATATTTGATACCATGATTCAAAGTAAAATAACAGCCAGTAGAAGAGGAACCTCAGATTTCCTACAATTTAGACTATTACCAAGGGCTGAAGCCAAGTGGAGGGGTAGAATAGTTATCCTGCAGGGAGCATCTGGAACAGAGGATATGTTCTGTACCTGTAGAAAAAATTTAAGTGATACATACGATTGGGTAGAAGTTGTCTTCGAGCCAATAATTTAACATATGAAGTTATGAGAAAGTTTTTAATTACTACAATATTAGTCTTATTCAGTATTGTTGGGTTTTCCCAAACATGGGAATCAATCTACTCTGTGCCTGATAAGGCTACAGAATTTAAGAGAAATCTTGCTTCTGGGCAGGTGATCTTCGAGGAAGATTCACTTAAGTTTTATGTACTAAATCAAGCCGTTACGAAAACTCATACAATGGCTGATGTGTTTACTGGTGTTTGGTACAGTGCAGCTCCATTAGTATTAGCCATAGATTCTAGTACATTTGCCAAACTACATGCTGATTCAGCAGGGTTTAACAAGGTCCACATAGCTGATAGTTTAATGATGGCTTCTGGTGCTGAATTGTATTGGGCTAAAGACGAATACATAGGTAGGAAAGACGGTAACGGACTTCTTACAACCGGATCATGGACTATTGGGCAGAATGATACATTGTTCTTATGGGATCAATATTTATGGCGAACAGTAGGAAATGCCAATGAGATTAGTTTTGAAGGTTCAATAGGCGTAGCAGATACTGTTAATGGAACCGTCTTGGATGTTAGTGGAAATTCTCATTTTGGTGGAACACTTCTTTTAGAAAAAGGCAGTCAGGACTATTTGTTTACGGATCAGGGTGCTAATTTAGCATTACAAAGCCAAACAACTGCAACAGATGGATTTTTAGATTTGTTCACTAAAGACGGGGACGGAACAGATAATCT